GCCCAAATGATATTTAACTTGCGCATCTACCTGATCAGCATCGCTGTGATGATAGCCATTGCCATCGGATACGGGGAGATCCGCTACCTGAACGGATGGTATGCGCACAGTGCCAAAGTTAAAGCTGACTATGCACTAAAGAAGCAGAAGGCCGAAATAAAGCTGGCTCCTACTGAAGCTAAGGCCGCAACGGCCAATGCTAAAGGAAAGGTCATCTACCAAACCATTTATCGCGACGTGGTGAGATATGTTCAGGATCCGAATCGCACTGTGTGCCGGTTTGATGATGATGCTGTCAGCATGCGCCAGCGTGCCATCGACGCTGCCAACAATATCGCAGGATTTGATGACACCTCCGTGCAGACTGAGCCCAGCGGGAAAGGACAGTGATGCGGATCTGCAATCGGACGTTGAGAATGCGGAGTGTGTGAGAACGCTTCGACTCAACACTTACCGATGGCAGGCGTGGTATAGAGCTTCGGAATGAGCATCACAGGGCGCATATATGAGTGCGCCCTGTGCATCACTGGCAGCCTAGGCTTTTCAGAGTGTCAACCAAAACAGGTAATGCTGGCGAACTCCATGGATCGATGAAGTCTGAGTGAAGAGTAGAACCTACAAGTTTACCGGCCTTATCGTAAAGCGGGTCAGAGTGGCTGGATTCGTACTTCTTGTTTCGGTTGTCTATAGGATTAAAGATTTGGCGCAATGTGACTGGAGGGCAAGTCCCTGCACCACCACGCGCCGCTTGCTGCATAGCTGCCGCTATGAATCCAGAGCAATAAGACCAGTCACTTCTGCTTTGTTTTGTTTCTTCGGAGTTAGAGCCACTCACGCAATAGCTATAAATCTGCCCAATACTAGGAGAAGTCATTTCCACATTGGGACTTATAGGGGCGATTACAGGTAAATCCAAAAATTTGTCGTCAGCGTATGATAAGCAGCTAACTAGACACAGTGTGGATAAGAACAGCTTTTTCATTTGTATAATCAATACAGTCAGTTATCAGTGCTTTTATTATGACAAGAAGCCACACAAAGAAAAATCTGAAAAGAAGCACAGGCGATCCACGCTGTGAATCGTTGCGGCATCGGCCCACTTAGCATTGAGGTCATTATGTCACTACAAGGTAGTCAAAACCCGTCACATTTCCGCGAGTAATGGGATAAGCACTCAGACGAGCAAGAAGAGTGAGCATCCCAAGGCGCATTTGCGAGTGCGCCTGATGATGAAGTGCAACACCTAAATTTGGCAGATTGTTAACTAATTAGTATGAAGTTATCATTTTCATCATCGGAAACAATCTTAAAAATATTGAAATGAATTTCCTAAAAATCTGCATGGAATGCGGTATTAAGCGTTACTTTTGGCTAGGCAGGACTGACACAGACAAAGATCTTTGCGAGAGCTGTTATCACGACCTTAAGTCTCATGTTCGGGACACAGCGAATCGCGGCAATGAATCTGCCGAAAGTTGTAGTTCGGAAGGTGATAAGGATGCCAGTGTGAAAGGTTATCCTGGCTCCTGAAGATCATTAAGAAAGAACACATTTGAAGAGCCTCCTTCTGGCGGTTTTATTTTGTGCTGAAAACTGCATTCACTGAGTTCAATTTTCAGCATAAACACAACGAATCAGCGGTTGGCACTATCGCCTTTGCCGAGGGTTACATCCATCTCACTAGCAGGGAATTCTAAATGGCACAGCTAATCGCTCGAGTTCGATGCAAGACTCCCTCTCAGGAAGATACCAACGCCATATGCGAGCAGGTGGAAGATCAAATGGCTGGGCAGCCATTGAATGCAGAAACGGCCTTTACTTTCACAGAGGAAGTGCGTCGCAGACTGATCGATATGATTGAGGTCGAATTGGCCTAGCCAGTCCGAAGGAGTTAAGCATGGACAGCAACCGCCCATATCCTCCAGTCGAACTTGTTGAAGAGTTTACGCCTTACATCAAGCTCACCCCGGCAACGGGCGTCCATGAGTGGGTTATAGAGCAAATCATCAGTGAAGATGGTGAGCTGCATAACCCGGATCATCTGCATCTGCTTGAGGCTGACATTGCTTTTCTGTGGGCGGCCACTGCATTTACTAAACAGGGGCGCACCGTCCTTGGTCAGGCTGAAGAAGTAATGATGCGTGCCGGCGGATGGCAAAAGGCCAGAATGGAGCAGCAGCTTTATGAGTGGTTCGATCATAAACCTGATTTCATTATCACGCTGGCCGGTGACTTCTGCTCGCAATGCAGCGACCTCGAATTCTGCGCACTGGTAGAGCATGAGCTTTATCACATTGCTCAAGCCACCGATGAGTTTGGCGCACCTAAGTTCACGCGAGATGGCGATCCTAAGTTGTGCTTGCGTGGCCACGACGTGGAAGAGTTCACCGGAGTGGTTCGCCGCTATGGTGCAAGCGCTGACGTACAGGAACTAATTAATGCCGCCGCTCAACCTGCGGAAGTGGCAAACATCAACATAGCCAGAGCATGCGGTACGTGCCTGATGAAACTGGCATAACTTTTATCTGCTTTGTCATGGAGGTGACCTGTGGCAGCTTTATCGACAGAGGTTAAAGCCTTCATCGTTCAATCCCTCGCATGCTATGACACACCTGCAAAGGTGATCGAGCTTGTAAAAGAGAATTTCAGGGTGACCGTCACCCGTCAGCAGGTGTCAGCTTATGACCCGGCTAACGCGATGGCTAAGAGCCTTAGTCAGAAGTGGGTCGACCTGTTCAACGTGACCCGCACTCGCTTCCAGACCGAAATCACCGATATCCCGATCGCCAACAAAGCCTACCGCCTGCGCACCCTCGACCGGATGATGAACAAGGCTGAGAACATGCGAAACATGGCGCTGGCTGCAACCCTGATTGAACAGGCTGCCAAAGAGTGCGGTGACGCTTACACGAACAAGCAAAAGGTTGAGCATACGGGAAAAGACGGTGGACCAATTGAGTCGGCAACGCTGACCAAAGACGAATACAAAGCTGCGCGGCGGGAGATGATGGAGGATGACGACTGCTGAGCAGAAGATTTACGCGCGAAAAATTGAGTGTGAAGAAGATGGCATGTATTTCGCCCGATATTTCTTCAAGCAGCGCACCGACGGCAAAATGATTGTAGCGCCGCATCACAAGGTTATTCAGCAAACGCTCGACCGGGTGATTGATGGCGAAATCAAAAGGCTGATCATCAACGTTCCGCCTGGCTACACCAAAACCGAGTTGGCAACCATCAATATGATGGGGCGAGGGCTGGCACTGAACCGCCGCGCGCGCTTCATGCACCTGTCGTACTCGCACAATCTTGCGCTACTGAACTCATCAACTGCCCGCACCATGATTAAGTCGAAGGCTTATCAGTCGATGTGGCCGATGGCGCTGCGCGATGATGCAGACAGCAAGGCGATGTGGTGGAACGAATTCGGCGGCGGTGTCTATGCTTCTTCCGCTGCGGGTCAGGTTACTGGCTTTCGAGCCGGGCATATGGAGCCGGGCTGGCAGGGCAGTCTGATTATTGATGATCCGGTAAAGCCTGATGACGCTTACAGCGAAATCGTGCGTGACGGCGTTAATAACCGCTTTAACGAAACCATCAAATCACGTCTGGCCGTCGAAACAACGCCGATGATTGTGATCATGCAGCGCATTCACTATCACGACCTGAGCGGTTACCTGCTGCGAGGCGGCAGCGGGGAAGAGTGGCATCACCTGAATCTGCCGGTGATTATCAACAGCAGCCAGTCATATAACTCGCTGTACCCGGAAAACACTCACGCGATACCGATTGATCATGGCCTGCCTGATGGCTGGCTATGGCCGTTTAAGCACAACGAAACGCACCGCGTATCGCTGTTCTCGCACCGCCGCACGGCTGAAGCGCAGTACATGCAGAAGCCTCGCCGCTTCAATGCTGAAGGTGCGCTGTGGAACGAGGCGATTATATCCGGCGCTCATGCGCTGCAAATCGCCATAGAATCGACCCGTACCGTTATCTCGATTGACCCTCAGGCAGTGAACAATGAGGACAGCGATGAAACAGGTATCGTGGCCGCCAGTTCCTACGGAAAAGGCAATGAGCGCCTTTTCTCTGTCGATGGTGATTACTCCGGCAAATTCTCGCCGAACGGCTGGGCCAAAAAAGCCATATGGGCTTATAACGAGCACCGCGCTGAAGCGATAGTGATCGAAACGAACCAGGGTGGCGATATGGCCGAGGATACGCTGCGCAACGCGGGGTATACCGGTCGCATCATCCGGGTGCACGCCAGCAAAGGTAAGTACGCCCGCGCTGAGCCAATATCTGCCCTGTATGAGCAGGGCCGTGTGGCGCATCGTGGCAATCTCTACACGCTGGAAAATCAACTTATGGAATACGTGCCAGCTACTGCCAAGAAATCACCAGACCGCCTTGATGCGCTGGTCTGGGCAATTACCGAACTGTTCCAGCCGAAAGGCGTAACCGTCAGACCTTTCTCTGCCTAACCGGAAATCACAATGAGTAATGACGTTCGCAAGCGGTCCGCAAAAATCGAGGCCATCGCCGGTTGCTGGCCGATGATTGCCGCTCTGCTGGGCGGCACCTCTGCCATGCGCGATGCGGGCAAAATGTATTTGCCTAAATGGCCAAACGAGGACGAGGGCTTTTATAAGAACCGCCTCGCGACGGCCACGCTGTTTCCGGCCTTCTCACGCACTGTTGAGGTATTGAGCGGCAAGCCATTCTCTCGCCCGGTTTCGTGGGATGAGAAAAAGGTGCCTGAGCGCATTCAGCAGATGTTCCCGGATATCGATCAGCAGGGCACCAACCTGCATTCTTTCCTGGCTGATATCTGTGAAGAGGTAATGGCTAACGGCATCTGCGGCATTCTGGTTGAGCACCCGCCAACCGAAGGCAATCTGTCGGTAGCCGAGGAAAAAAGGCGCGGCCTGCGACCTTACTTTGCCAAGATTGGGGCAAACAGCCTGCTCGACTTCGACTCACAGCGTATCGACGGGCGCGAGACATTCACCATGCTCCGCTTTGTCGAGACGGTAAGTGAGCGCGATCCGGAAAATGAGTTTGTCGTGAAGGAAATCGAGCAGGTTCGCGTGCTGAATCCGGGCCGGTGGCGTACCTATCGCCAGAAAATCAACGCTTCAAATGTTCTTGAGTGGCAGCTGCATGAAGAGGGTGTAACCAGCCTGGAGAAAATCACGTTTGTGCCTGTCTACGGCGATAAGCGTGGCTTCATGCAATCCCGCCCGCCACTTGCACAACTCGCCTTCCTCAACATCGAACACTGGCAGTCACGCAGCGATCAGCAGACTATTTTGCATGTTGCCCGCGTGCCGATCCTCTTCGGTCGCAAGCTTGGTGATGCGCCGATTACGGTAGGCGCCGCAAACGCCATCGTTTCCGATGAAGATGACGCCGACCTCAAATACGTTGAGCACACCGGCAAGGCCATTGAAGCCGGGCGTACCGATCTGCGCGACCTCGAAGACCTCATGCGGCAGATTGGCGCTGAGTTGCTTGTCATCAAACCGGGTAGGCAGACGGTCGCACAGACTGTAGCTGACAATGAGGCAGGCACCTGCGCGTTACAGCGCATAGTTGGTGACCTGACTGATGCGGCTAATCTGGCCCTGCAGTATGCGGCAGAGTGGATTAAGGAGAAAGACGGCGGCACAGTCACCATCTTCCGCGACTTTGGCGCTGCCACGCTTGCCGAGGCATCAGCAGCACTGCTCATGGATATGAATGTCGCTAACGCGCTCTCCAACGAAACGTTGTTTAACGAGATGCAGCGTCGTGGGCTGATTGACATCGAACTGAACTGGGCAGATGAGCAGGCTCGAATCGCGAAACAGGCACCTCGCCCGGGTGAAACAAAGACAACGCTGACCGGCTGATTACCAGCCGCAAAGACACAGGCTCATGCTCGCGCATGGGCCTTTTTTATTGCCGAAATCTGCGGATGCGGAACGGCGAAACGGGCCGGATGGCTCACCGATAAGGTTGGATAACCCGCTATGAAACTGAAACTCGACGAAAACGGCCATGTGGTCGTATCCGATGGCAAACCTGTCTACGTGAACGATGACGGCAAAGAAATTGCTTTTGACGCACCAGGCACCCTCCAGTCAATTTCACGCCTTAACGGTGAGGCCAAATCTCATCGTGAGCGCGCTGAAGCGGCAGAGACTTCCCTGAAGACGTTTGAAGGTATTGCCGATCCGAAGGCGGCTATCAGAGCGCTGGAAGTCATCAAAAACCTCGACGACAAAAAACTGGTGGATGCCGGTGAAGTCGACAAGGTACGCGCAGAAGCGATCAAGGCAGTTGAAGAGAAGTACGCGCCAATTGTTAAAGAGCGCGACGACCTCAGCGGCCGTCTGATTGCCGAAAAAGTGGGGGGCAGCTTCGCTCGTTCGAAGTTCATCGCCGACAAGTTGAACATTCCTGCCGACATGGTGGAATCACGCTTCGGTTCAAGCTTCAAACTCGAAGGTGACAGCGTCATCGCCTACGACAAAGCAGGCAACAAGATTTTCAGCGCCAGCAACCCCGGTGAACCGGCTGGTTTCGATGAAGCGCTGGGCATCCTCGTCGAACATTACCCGTACAAAGACCAGATCCTCAAAGGCACCGGCGCATCAGGCGGCGGCTCCAACGGCGGCAATGGTGGTACGGGCGGCAAAACTATCAGCCGTGCGCAATTTGAGTCGCTCAGTCCTCAGGACCAGAGCAGCCAGATCGGTGCCGGTGTCACTATTACTGATTAACAGGAAAAACTTGAATGGCTAACAACCTCACCGGCCTTATCCCTGATCTGTTCGCGGCGCGCGATATCGTGTCCCGCGAACTGACTGGCTTCATCCCTGCTGTCACGCTGGACCCCTCTGCAGAACGTGCAGCGGTGGGCGAAGCAATCCGCATCCCGATCGCACCTGCCGCTGCTGCGCAGGATGTCGTGCCCGGCCAGCTGCCACCAAACACCGGTGACCAGAACATCGGCAACACACCATTCACCATTCAGAAGTCACGCATGGTGCCGTTCCAGTGGACGGGTGAAGAGCAGAAGGGCGTTAATAACGGCCCGGGCTACGCCAATATTCGTCGCAACCAGATTGCGCAGGCAATGCGTACGCTGGTCAATGAGATGGAATCAGACCTGGGTAAACTGGCGCTGAACTCATCCCGCGCCGCTGGTACCGCTGGCACCACTCCATTTGCGACCAACCTGAGCGACACCGCGCAGGTCCGCAAAATCCTGTCTGACAACGGCGCACCTCTGAGCGAACTGCAGTGTGTTATCGACACCACGGCGGGCGCTAACCTGCGTACGCTGGCCCAGTTGACCAAGGCGAACGAAGCAGGCACCGACGAGCTGCGCGCTCAGGGTACGCTGCTGGAGCTTCACGGCTTCAAAGTGCGTGAATCCGCAGGTGTGGTCACTCACGCTCCGGGCACCGGCGCAAGCTATGTAACCAACGGCGCGCTGACTGTGGGCACCACTATCATCCCGGTACAGACCGGTACCGGCACCATTCTGGCTGGCGATATCATCACTATCGGTAACTACAAGTATGTAGTGACCAGCGTCCTGTCAGGCGGTTCTCTGGCTATCGGCGCGCCGGGCCTGCGTGAGAATGTAGCGACTGGTGCCACTGTTACGCTGGCGGCCAGCTTTACCGCCAACTTCGCGTTCAGCCGCTCAGCGATTCTGCTGGCAACCCGCGCACCGGCGCTGCCGCAGGAAGGTGATATGGCCGATGACCGCATCACTATCACCGATCCGCGTACCGGCATGGCGTTCGAAGTGTCCATGTACCGCCAGTACAAGCGCGTGCATTACGAAATTGCCGCTGCGTGGGGCTGCGCCAACATCAAGCCTGAGCACACCGCACTTCTGCTGGGCTAATCCTTAACCCGCCGGGAGACCGGCGGCTGCAATCCGGAGATAAACATGGCTAAGAAAGCTGACGGAACCGAAGACAACACGCCAGAGGTCATTACTGATGGCAGTGAAGTCACAACCGGCACTAACGCCGAGGCTAGCGCTGATGTGCAAAATGCCTCGTCCGTTGCGTTTGTAACGATGGTGCGCGATCCGGAAGTTCATCCGGCACCGCACACCGCTCAGGTTCATCCTGAAGAAGTGAAAAACTACTACTCAGGTGGCTGGGCGGTAAAACAGGAAGAGGCTGAATAATGCTGACTGCCGGTCAACTTGTGGATGTGCGCCGATTTATGGGCTATCCGATGCAGGGTGATATTCCTGCCACGGATACCAGCGATATGGCTTACGGCTGGGTGTCCTCAGGTGCCTGGCAGACGCTTTATCACCGCCTGTCAACGCTAAGCGCTGATGAAGAGGCCGTGGTGGTGAATTATGTCACCACGCTAAAGACGCTCGAATCAGCCATTACCGGCGCAGGCGACAATCTTGATACGGATCAGGCTGCAGTCTGGAAGCGAAACACCAATGAAGTGCGCGACCGCACGCGGCTGTTCAATCAGTGGCGTCGTGAGTTGTGTGGATTCATTGGCATCGCGCCCGGGCCTGCGCTTGGTAACGGGACCACTCAGATAGTCAGGTGCTGAAATGGATGCTGCAAAGCTGAGAGAGAAGGTTTACATCGGCTACGGTAAGGCAGCGAAGCGTATAGGATATAGCGCCCAGCAGTATCGGGCAGCCAGCGCATTCAATCCTCTCGAAACCGCATCTCTGCAGACGCTGCCAGCTTCTTTCACCACGAATTTCACCTACAGCGCGCCGAATAAATACGGTCAGGCCACCTGGCTGGGCGTGTTCGACGGGCGCGAGTTTGTGCCGGGAGATTTCTTGGTGTCGCCGGAGGATGGCACTTTCTTCGTGGCCGCTATGCAGACTGCGTTGCCGATTTATTGCGTGCAGACCAATCGCACTATCAAAGTGTTGAGAACGTCACAGGCACCCGGTGGCGGCGGTGTGCAGGGATATGGCGGCACGACTGCAGCAAATGAAGTCGCTATTATGTCTGGCTGGCCTGCCAGCATCCTGCAGGGTACGAAAGGGGAGAAAAGCCCCGTCAATCTGCCCGC